TGAAGCAATACCAAATTCCATCTTATTAAGCTTCTCAGCTGTTATAGCAGGCTCTGAATTATTAATCCAGGCCGTTGGTGAATATGCCATTATATACTCCTTGACTTCTGTACAAAGTTACCTAAGAAATCTATAGAGTTTATTCTAAATCCTAGGACTAAGTCATTTGTTAGTTTAATATCTAGTGCATCAGCTTTACCACTAAAGGGGTATTTACCATCTGTAGTCATATTATATGATGATACATGTGGTGTTAAGTTGTATGCAGGATAGAGACTCTGTGAAGGATATATACCACTACCTACAGTATAACCATACTTTCTAGGTATAATATACTTAAGTACTTCTAGTCCATAGAAACTACCAAAGTCTGCATTGATTTGTATATTCTTTAGTATGAATTTGTTTCTCTTATCATCTATCTTGTGTTGTCCTGTAGTAAAACCAACAGGTGTGAAGGTAACTGTTGTGTCTATTAATACACCAGTACCTTGAGCTATCGTTCCAGTTGAAGTATCTCTAGTTAGAGTGATACCATCTTCCTCATAATAGTAATACATATCTTCATAGTTTATATCTGTAATAGTAGCTGGTAATTCTAGGTTAATCTTCTCAATAAAACTATTATCACCTCTAGTAGTAAATAGATATAAGACACCGTTAACCACTTGAATATCATGTATATTACAAGCAGCAAATGTCCACTTATGCCAAGCAGATTGTACTTTCTCTTCACCTTGCCAGTAGAAGTTATATGTATAGATTGTATCTGGTGTTTCAGATGACAATACAAATACCATATCATTCTTGTTTGAAGCGGCGACTGTCTTGATATTATTTCTAACATATGATGGACAATGAGCTGTAACATTAGCTGCTATATTATTAAGACTATCAGGTTGTACATAATATTCTCTAAGGGCACTATAGTCGCCTTGTTCTACACCAAAGTAAACATTAGGACCTAATCCTACAGGTTTAACATTAGATATGTTATATGCTGTAGATTGCTGTACACTAACCTTCTTAGGAGTTAATGTATCACCACTACTTAAAACATATTGTGAGTTATTCCCAAAGATTAATAATTCTTTATTAAAAGGTATAGCATATTTAAGTAGTACAGATTGATTACTATCTACTGCTACATCAATCATATCTGAATCTAACACATCAGTAACTGTTGTAGGGAAGAAGTTATAGTAACCCCCTACCTCAGATAAGATAACGTTATCACCAGCAATAAATCCTAATCTATTTCTATAGAAGAAGACGTCTTGTATAGGCTTACCATATTCAATAAATGAAGGGAAACCTGCACTATCATCATCACCTACTTGTCTTGTACCCCAATCAATAGACCTAAAGAACTCAGGTGTAGTATAGTCTTGGTCTACATCAACATAATTACCACTACTATCTCTAGCTATTGCTATAGCTTGAGGCATTGTAGAAGCATTAAATGATGTTTTAATACCAGGTCTAAATGTTTCTTTATATACACCATCTTCATATTTAACATAGTAATTATCAAAGTTAGAGTCATCATCACCTGTAAGCTCAACAATAGTACCAGGATAACCTAGTTCATTTGGTAAGTCCTGTAGTTTTCTAGCCTTATTACCCCAACTCTCGTGTGCTTGATTACCCCAAGAATCTGAACCTACTAACTCAATACCAGTATTCCCAGCATATTCTATCCTAACTACAGAACCTTTATATGTAGAGCTATAGTAAGGATGTCCTACACTATTTACCTTTTTAGATAACGCCCTAGCAGCTTCATTTGAATCATGAGTAGTTACTTCATTACTAATACTATACTCATCACCTGCAGCCCATGTATTTGTATTACAAGACGTAGTTATTGTAGTAAGGGTGTTACTATCAATTACACATTTCCATCCTTGCGTATTATTATTTACTGTTAGACCTACAAGATTACCAGCAAAGTTAGTAGTAGAGTCTGTTAAATCCCCTGTACTATTATTAGCAGTAGCTGTACCAGACATATTTTCTGCTTGATTAATTATATAGTATGTGTACCTTAATGGTTGGTTAGTACTATCACTACCACCAGCTGTTCTCTTAACCCAATAGAAGAACTTCTTCTCCCAATCTTCATCACCATTGTAATCAATAGTGTTATCAGCTTCAGGTACAATTGTTTTATTCACAACATACGTTGTATCACCTACAGTAGATGCTGCAAAAGACTTCTTCACATTAGCAGTTAATGGTAAGTCAAGATATGTTTGGTATTCCCAGTCTAACATAGCCCATTCTTTATTATATAAGTCATAGATTCTGTATGAACCTAAACCACCTACATTCTTAATGAAGATTGCATATGTTTCATTATCGTCTCTTTCATACATATATACAAAAGCGTCTTCAGGTATATAGTCAGGACCTGTAACATTATCAGCACCATATATGTACTCACTAGGAGGCCTCTTTTGAAGTCCTCCAACCATAGTAGGATAACAGTTAATCATCTCAGTCACCTGTGTATCGTGTCTCAGTTCAGGTGCTTGTTGACTAACTCCTCCATATAATCCAGGGATTGTTTGATTAATTAATGGCATTATCTATCCCCTAATTCCAGTTGGGTTTGTAGTCCTAGATATAACTCTAGCAACTGTGTTTTCATCAAAGATATTATAATCTCCTGTGTCGTCTTCGTGGTGTAAGCATTTTAAATATGCTTCTTGTTCATCTTGTTTTAGATAGCCAATAGTGTTAACATCCCCTACCAGTCTTTGGTATACCAGTCTAGCAGCTCTTAATGAGATGTAGTTTTGAAATGCGTTTGGAATATCATCAAAGTCAAAGTTAAAGATTACATCACAACCTACAGCTGCTGTAAATATGTATGATTTAGTTTCCCTATCATATAACTTCCCATCTTTCCTAACAAAGTCAGACCCTGTATCACTAGGGTCAATTCTTAGTACATTCTCAGGTACAACAATATAACCGTCTACATCAGGTATATACTCTCTATCTGTCTCACTATTGAATGTCCAGCCATCAGATAGTATTTCTTGTTTAACTATTTCAAGCGTATCATATGCAGCTTCTGCTTCAAATAAATCTGTATAGGCTGTACCTACATCTAAAGGGGGCTCTCCAATAACTCTTAATACAACATTGATTGCATCATTTTCTAATTTCATATCTTTTCCTTTATGTTTTCTTTAATATAGATATGGGGTGTATAATATATCCATATCAAAAAAAAGGACCAGCTAAATTAATAGCCAGTCCTTATAGATTGCTTATGCTTATGCAGCAGCAGCGTCGATCGTTACTACACAACCTGGATTAAGTACTCCGTAACCCATCGCGTAAGATGAAGTTAATAAGTCACCTAATTTCTCAGGGATGTAGTTTGCTTCTGATTTAATGTCAAGTAATTTAACAATACCAATAGCGTTAGTAGTAAATACAATGATTTCACCAGCGTTTAGTCTGTTAGATACAAGAATGTTGTTTCCAGCAATCTTAGTAATCTTACCTGAATCAATTCCACCGTTACTTACAGTGAAGTCAGAGTTAGTACCTTTGCTTGATTGAACTAATTTGTAGTATTCAGCAGGAGTAACAACTACGTATCTCTCACCTGGTACATCTTTTTCATCAAGTTTAGTTTGTGCTTGGAATAATGAATCAATGATTTTATTTCCAGCAACTTCAGCAGTATCAGCAAGTAATACACCAGCATCGATTGCAGTAGCTTCAGGAGTAGGTTGACCAGTTGCTGCTGCAACTCCACCAACACAAGTTCTTAAAGTAGCAACAACGTCACCATCAATATTGTTAGCTAATTTTCTACCAATTTCAGTAGAGTATTGTCCTCTAACTTCATAGTGAGACATTGCTTCTTCGAAGTTATCTACAAATACAGATGCGTATTTTAAGTTATCAATAGTAATAACTCTTTCACCAGCAGCGATTCCTGATACATCAATATCAGTACCTGGTACGTGCTCAGATACAGCATCAGTATATGTACCGATAACTGGGAATGAAGCACTCTTACCTGAAGAAATAGTTCTAGTTTGCACTAGTCCCATGAAGATGTTGTTCTCTTCGAATGAAGTTAATACTTCTCCTGAGAATACTTTAAGAGCGATTGCTCTGTCTGAGTGTGCATCAAGTGTGTTAGTACCGATACCATTTGAGTGA